TTTTGCTTAATTGTTTAGTCTTCGCCCCTGTCACCATAGCTTTCACCTTAGGCTTCCAAGTCAATCAGAGAAGATTTAGCGAGAGCATTCATTTTACTCTCGTACAGCAGGAGGTAATACACTTACTGTAGTAATTGAACTACTCATAATTTATTTCCTGTTTTTTGTTTGTTAATATCCCAAATTTCTATTCATTAAATTCTTAAAATCTGAATCGCTCATATCTTTATATTTTTTAACTTGTGACATTGGGGTTGATTGCCCGACACTCGATAAAGTTCCAGATGTTTGTGTATTTTTTAAAATACGCTCTGCATCTGCATGCCTTACAGATTTTTTATTATCTGATTTATAAGCATCTGAATTTTTAGAAAGATAGTAAGCTAGTTCATAATCTTGGGTTTTTTCTAATGAACCTTTAATATTTGGGTTGCTTTTAATTACTTCTGGTAAATATTTTGAAATTACAGTTTGATAGTCGGGATATTTCTGCGACATTTTCAATTCGTCTAAGGTCAACTGAAATTCATTCTTAATCTTTCCGCTAAGCTTTTTAAACTCACCGATAGTCATTACGTCTGATTCATCCATCCCGTCTGTTTCATCTTGACGTGATTGTTGTTGAGGTTGTTGACGAGCTTGTAGCATCGCAAAATGATCTCGCATCATTCTGTTTTCATCTTCAAGTTGTTGACGTTTTGATCTTTCTGATTCCAACGCAGCAAGTGGAACTTGTTTGCTATGTTCAGATTGTTGATTCATTTCATCTAAAACCTGTGGAACGGCGTCTTCCATGATCTCATCGCCCGAATTTTGTAAATCTAAACTCATGATTTATCCCTCGCCCGAAAATCGGCGTCATTATTTTGTTAGATAAGCATTAGCAATGGTGGATGTTTCAATGACAACTTCACCTCCGGCAATGCTTGTAATTCCCGGTAACCGATCAAAATCAAATGGTTTTTGGGGCATATTAATTTCCCATTTTATGTTTCCGGATCTGTTATTAACTTCACCGATAAGCATTCCCACTTGAGACTGAGGCTTAACGTTATAAGGTTTAATGTGCTTAGCTAATGTATATTTTCCGTCGACACAATTTCTTGCAGGCTTTGCAAAAACCACAATCCAATACGGTTCTTTATTAGATTTATTAGCATTGATGATTTCTTCAATTAATTTATTGTCATCTGCAATTATAGCGTCCCTAGTTTCACCTGTCTCTTGCACGTTAATCCTTTATTTTAATATTGATAGTTCCACGCTTCGGATGGATATCCTTTCGAACCAGCGCTGTAATATCTCATACGATTCATGTCGTACTTCTCAGCATCGGAGGGAACGTTTTTAACTGTAGACGCCTGTGCGTTGTCTTGCAGGTTAAAAGATTTCTCCCCTTTGCTCATTCGAGCTTTATTTTTCATGCCCATAGACTCGTAACGGCTTGATGAACTTTTCTTTTTCATATTTCTCCTAGTCTGAATGAAAATTATTTTAAAATTAGTCCAAGAACTTAAAAGGCCTCTTGGAATAGCCTAAATTTGTTGATCTGGCATCATTTCTTGAGGTATACTCTGATTTTTTCCGAGTAGTTGATCTCCAAGCTGTTGTCCTTCGGATGCAATTGCTAAATCATCACTCTTAATTTCTTGTTCTTGATTTTTGTTGCTGGCTTCCATTTGTTGAACTAAGCCCCAATATTTTATCAATCTATCGTCATCCATTTTTGCAAGTTCTGTAATCGCTTTAGCCCTATCTAATGCAGCTGAAGCTCGAGCGTCTACTGCTGCAGCAGACCTTTCGTCGCTGAGTCCAACATTAGCAAATCCACGAGTAAATCTTTCTTTGGCCCCAGCAAGCTTTTCGATTGAGGAAGCTTTTTGATTCTCTATCTGGCTCTCAACCATTTTCATTTGCATTTGCTGTTGTTGTTGTCCTGCTTGAGCTTGTTGTTTTTCTTCTTCTTGAAGTTCTTTTAGATAAGTAGACTTTCCTTGAATCGGCGCAGCTTTAGCCAGCATTGAGCCAGAAACAGGAGCGCCAAGTTGCTTAAGATCAACAAGTTGTCTGAAGTACATTTGTCTCTGAGTATCTGTTAACATTCCTTCTTGCACAGAAATATCATACTTAATGAAATCTTTTGAATAGAATTGCTCTGTTGGCTTTCTGCCCAGAATTCGCTCAACTTTTTGGGGGGTCCATGTTTGAATCAATTTAAGAACTTTTTTACTAAGCATTTTTTGCGAATATCTTAGATTATCAAAAACGCCCTGAAGATTTGTTATTGCTGCTCCTTGACGTAGCATCATCATAATTCCGGATTCGTTGCCCGATTCAGGTACTCCAAACGCTGCGTCATTCACTCCAAGTATTTCAGCCATTGATTTTGAGTAAACGTCTTGCAATTGAAACATTGAGGGAGGTATTTGAGATGGAGCTATTTTCTCCAGTGCCCCCGGTGTTGCACCACGTTTTTTCCAAATAACTCGGCCCTGAGATGTTTGAAAGAGTGAATTTGGGTTTATGACCGATTCTTCTTCGGCAATCCACCCGGAATTGATTTGAGATTCAAGAATATCTGTCATCTGGCTTAGAGAACGATTAGAAAGCCTCTGCGGATCAACTTGACATCTCACTAAAGATTGTAGTTTTAAGCCCCAATTTTCTGCCTCCGGCTCCCAAACTGCCACGAACGGCACAAATGGATATTCGTCAAGACCGTACTGGTTCTCAATTGTTTTTACGTAGACATCATTTAAGATGATATGGCACTCGACATGCTTTTTTTCCTGTTTTGTAACTTTTAATTCAGGATATTTTCCTAAAAGATATTTTAGGGCATCTTTTTGCCCCGTCCATTCTTGATATTCACCCGTTTCTTCATTAACGAGAACAGGAACATCTTTCCATAGCTGTTTGTAGAACTCATTGTACGCGATAAAATCTTGGCCGTTGGGCTGAGTTTGGTACGGAAGCCATGTAAATTTATCATCACGAGACCATCCCATCTTGTGTATGTTAGATATATCTTTTTTATGATCTGGAAGAAGTGAAGCGGCTAGTTCTGGAGTTACATATTTGCGTCTGATAACGTTTGAACAGTCTTCAAATGATAATTGGGTTAAGTACGGATCTGTGATAAAGCCAGAATAAGGCTCTCTTCCAAATTTTATATCACCGTTTATCGGGTCTTCTCTAAAATCCATCCACACAGTCGCAAGATTCCACCCAGTTTTAATGGCCCCCGAGAAACAATCTGAAATAACTTTATAACCATCTCCGGCTTGATACACATATTGAAGTAAATCTGACAAATCGTCGGCTGCTTGCTGATCTTTTTCTTCCTGCGGAAGAACAATCGAACTCATTCTGTGAGATCTTTGATAGCCGTCAACGAGGTTGATATTTTTGCGTATGAGATTGTTAACCCATGCAGTTCGCCCCTCTTGAAATAGTTTCTCACGCTCCTGAACGTTCCACTGATCGCCCAAATACATGCGTAGATCAATATCTGCGAGAGGGTAATAAGGATTCCAAGCGTAGTAATTATCTACGTAATAATCATTATATTCGTTAACAATTGATTGCCCGTTGAAGATACTCATGGATTACTTTTTATTGTTAATTTTTTTCAATGTCTCAGCAAGAACAGCTCTTTTTCTAGTAGTGAGATTGTTAGACTTTTCAGCTTCTTTAATTTTTGACATCGGGATATTTTTATTTTCAGGAAAACCTAATGTCTTTGATAAGGCACCTTTATTTTTGATCGCACTTTGAATCCATTTCTTAGCCATTTCAACTCTTTGTTGTATATTTTCAATTAATAGTTTTAACAAATTATTTCTTTTTCATTTTTTTAGCTTCTGAAAGTGCAATTGCAAGAGCTTGCTTATCATTTTTTACAATAGGTCCCGTCTTTGAACCGCTATGTAATTTTCCTTCTTTCCACTCATCCATTACTTTTTTAATTTTCTTCTGTTTTAGAGTTTTCTTTTTCATTAGAACCAAGTAATTTTTTTAATCTATAGGCTCACTATGACACATATTCCATATTATAACAAATATTTTAATTGATAGATTTAAGAATGGGAGAATTTAGGGCTTTAGTCCTGGGAGCAGTCAACCATTGTGAGTATAACGATATTTTCTCTCTAAACTTTCTGCATCTTCTTCCGTCATACTTTCACCTATATTATTGAAAAAGTGAGACATTAGTGCGTAGCGTGCAGAGTCGAGGCAATGATCAAATTTTTTAATTGGCTTGTCAATCCCACGCTCTGATGCTTTTGAATCCCAAAGATAGTTACTAAACTCTTTTATTGTTTCTTGACAATTAGAGCATATTTTAAATGTTCCGTTTGTTATCAATTGACCAACAAATCTAATTCCGGGAATTACATCGTTGTTCGCATCAGCTACATTTCTCACTCCATTGCGACTCAGCTCTTGCTTGAATGAGGCGGCGGACGGATCAATGTAAATCGTCTTTACATAGTAACCTTCAATGAATTCCATCAAATCCTTGGAATAATCGTAGTCGCTCTTCTGTCGTAGCATCTTCTTTGAATCGTAATAGTACTCTTTCTCAAGCCACATGTTAGGATAGTTTCCAGCATTATATCCGATCAGGGTAAAGACGCATGGATTTGTTGTACCATAATCAACACCCAAAATATAGTATGTTGCAGGGGCATTAGGCATCTGTATAACGTGTAAATCTTCATCAAAAAAATCATAAACTGCCCCGTCAGCTAAACACCAAACGCCTTCGATATATCTTTTAAACCATAGTCCCTGGTATTCATTTGATAGGTCTCGAATGTATTTTGCTGTCAATGATGGATTGTCATGTATGCTAAAGCTAAAAACTTTTAGATCTAATTCTTTTTCACGATTTATGAAATCTGTCTTTAACCAGTGATAAGGTGAATCTGGATTAGTTGAGCAGAACAATTGTGCTCCTGGGATTGACAAGCGCGAGAGTAACATCTTAAAGAAAGATTCTGGCATAAGAGATGCTTCATCAATTAATGCTCCTGCAAACTCTGATCCTCTGATTTTGCTCTCTGCTCTATCATCATTTGCGCCGACAACATATATTATTCTGTTATATAGATGTACTTCTCCCTTCCCCTGCTTGTACACTACAGAGTTTCCTACAAGATCCTGTAGAGGATTGATAATATTACGCTTGATAGTCTTATCAGTTCGCCCACAGATGATTAAGGCACCTTTTGGCCCTGATCTGCAGAACTCAAGCCATCTTATCAAAGAGATAAATGATTTACCTGAACGAACTGGACCTTCAAAGATGTTTATCCGAGCGTCTGAGTTCTTAAAGCAATCAATCTGTTTGTTGCTTAGCTGTTCAATTCCCATTTTTTTCTATTTTTTCATCCATCTTTCTATTTTCAAATAAGATACAATTTTTAATATCCAAATAAGATTTAATCCAATCATCTGGATAATTTGAGTATAAAAATTGATTCTTTTTAATATTATGCATCAAAAATAGGAACGTCTCTTCATTACTAGACAATTTATCAGAAAAATTTTCAAGGGTTGATTCCATTGTTTTAAAAAGTTTTGCAAATTCAGTATTTATCTTATTCTGTTTATTATTTAACTTAGAGAAATTGTCATTTATAAGATGAATAATTTCTAAATGCTTTTCTTCAAACATTTTAATAAACTCTTTTTGAGGAGTAACAATCATTTTCTCTCTTTTCCCCTTTTCACTTGTAGAATCTAGCAAATCTTCATATGTAAAGAATTTCTTTTTAGTCATTTAAGCCTTTTTCTCTTCAACTGCTTTAAACTGCTTTTCGTCCTTGACTGTTCCGATTTTATCTAGAATCTCTCCTAGTTTTCCGTTAAATTCTATTAGCTGCGTAACATCGTCTTTCTGTCCGAGCCACTGCTTGCCCAGCCAGATGGCCATAGTCGCGTTAGTTTTTGCAAGGTTGAATTGATAGCGTCTTAAAGAAGACTTTCCGCGGGCTGCGAACTGCTCATAGAACTCGTTGAAGGTCACCCCTAGTTCTCTCTGACACCATGCGTTTAATGTATTGCAGTTAGTCGCTAGCACGAACTCTAGCTCTACTCTCGTGCAATTGATCGTGCAAAGACTTTCTAATAATTTTAGATCAAATGTGCGTTTGGGGCGTCCTCGTCCTATTTTATTTTCAATGAAGTCGACTTGAACTTCAGGCTCACTATCAACTATTTTTTTTGGTCTACCAGCTTTTTTTTTCATTCTTCCTCATTTTTTTTGCTAGCGTAGTACTTTATTGAAATTTGTATGGGATAATCATCTATCTGGCTTTCAACAATTTGCATTTGCATTTGCTGTTGTTGTTGTGATGCTTGTACAATTGATGAAAAAATATCCATCTTGATTAAGTCCGGTTTTGTAGATAAATCAGGAAGTTTAGATTCAACTTCTGAAATAAAATTTTCTATATGTTTCATTTAATCATTCCGTCCCTTAAGCATTTTTTTTTGCAATCATCTAAAATGAACCTCATGACTGCTGATTTGCTCATTTGTTTATTATTTTTTTCAACTAACATCTTTTCAATATCATCAATAAATGATTGATGTTCACTACTTATATAATATGTAGATTGATTATAATTAATCTTTTTATGTTTAGTTATTTTAGTATCGCATAGATCTTTAATTATAGTCGTAGGGGGAGCACTTATATTATTAATTGGATATTGAGAAGTTGGACAAGGAGTAAATGTGCTTATAGAGGTAGGAAGCAACTCTTTGTAACTTTTTTTCTCTTGCTTGCCCTCAATAATTATTACTCCCAATCTGTCTGCTAATTTTTTAAGAGCCTCAGGATATTTAAATCCATTTTCTATTAGGATATTGATCTCATGGGTAGCATGATTATAGAATTTGCACCGATAAGGCTTCTCTCCTATTCCGTCTAAGAATAGAAACCTCACAATTCCTTCATTTTTG